GAATTGGGCTCATCGGTGTCCAATTTTCCCAGTTGTCGTATGCTTCATTCACCCTATTCATCAAAGGATCATCACCTGAGTATTTTTTAAACGTAGGACACTCATCCTCTGATACAATATCGAGATCCTCTTCATCTGATTCTTCTTCATCGTAGATTTCTGGAAAAATTGAACCAATATTTTGACCAACCGTATGCATAACACAATATTTCATCGCGTATACCATATCTTCTTCTAACAAAGTATCACGACCACACGCATGTGCGTATTTTGATGCCAGTATAACAGAATTTTCAATAACAGGTGTAATTAAATCAACCGCCGCCTTCACCTGGTTGTTTCCAATATCCTCTTGGGCACTTAAATCAAATCCAGTCCTCATTTATGGAGACAGCGTATCATTTCCTTATCTAACTTCTGACATATACCCATTTTCAAATGAAAACATCTTGTAGCCCGTGTAGTAGATATAAAGTGTCATCAATTCAGAAAGTCTATTGACACGGGATTTTATATAACCATCCGTAGAATATTCACCATCTTCAAGTTTTATATCGAGGAAGGTCTTGTCAGAATTGTAATTGGAAAAATCTAAACTACCAGTCGATTCAATGTTCATGGGATTCATAGAAAATGAATACGTGTAAATGTTTTTTCTTGGAGTTGTCAAACGACATTGGAGAGGAATGTAATACTTGAAATAATTGTGATCAGCAACAGTCACATCTGGTAAAGCCAGAGAATTCAAAAACATACTCGCACTTGATATTTTCTCAAAACGGAAACGACTGTCTATCAGATTTATACCATCCTTCACATACTTATTTTGGTATTCTGGAATGAATAGAGTGCTGTTGTAATCAATATCCTCTATAGGTAATTCATATTCATAGTCTTTTTTGCGAACGAACCAATGAATAGTTTTCACTGGAATAGAAGGAACCAAATTATTCTTGATCGCATTTTCGTTAAGAACACTATCAGCCGTTGGGTTTCTGAACACAAGATTTACCAAAAAGTCGTACTTTTCTTTCAAATAATACGCCCGATCGTGTTGAGATAAAGTAATCTCCTCCGTAATGATTCTGAAATTATCCAAGGTGGGAAAATCAAGTTTCGTTGCAGATAAAAATTTAGGATCGGAGACGGCAAAAGAAGTCTGTGGTTTACTGAAAAACCAATAACTGTGAAACTCAATCTCAAGCACGATCTTCTGTCGATACATAGCACACAAGGGTAAATAGGGACGATTTGGTTTATTCACGTCGTATTCTGAAGGTGCATACTTGCGTGAAAAGAAAAATCGAAGTGGGATGAGTGTTGGGATAGTTGATAGAGCACCATATCCATTTTTAATTAACTTCTCCTCGTCTCTCACATTATCCACTGGATACATCATACGGTTGAGTATGTAATCGTTCGCTCGTCTCTCTGAAGTATCGAGATACATTTCACTGTAAATAACTTGCCAATCATCGTAAATCTTTTCAATTTCAATTTCATCCACGCGAAACGACATTGATTTTATAATGTGATGACCAACGTCACGCGAATATATACATCTAGGAAGATCAATCGCCAAATACATGTTAGCCAAAAGATCACCCATGGATTGAGGATTTAGAGTCACTTTCACGGTGTTCCCTTCACTTCCGAAAGGCCAGTATTTTTGTTGTGTCTTATTGTCTATCTGCGTCTTTCTATAGAAACGCGTATAGTCTGTGTGTCTCTGATCACTTTTAAAATGAAAAAAGGACTTCTCGATGTCTTCTTCAATAAGATGAACATCCTGTCCTCCTATGGCATTGAGTGAAATAACGGCAGCAGGGCTTGCACCGGATACATCACACATCCTTACTATTATATAAAAGTTTTATTTTATATTATAATAAACGAATGGTGATGGAAATATATACTGATGGTTCGTGTATAGGAAATCCAGGACCAGGGGGGTGGGGAGTGATTTCCACCTGTGGAGTAGAAATATCAGGTGCCTCTTCTGGAACTACAAATAATATCATGGAAATGACAGCCGTCAATGAAGCACTTTTATATTGTGTATCAAATAGAATACAAAAAGTAAAATTATACACAGACAGCAATTATGTCAAACAAGGTATTACAAATTGGATACACAAATGGAAATTAAACAATTGGAAAACAAGTTCAGGATCAGATGTGAAAAACAAACAATTATGGAGCGTCATGGACAATTTAAACTCCCGTGTGGATGTTGAATGGTGTTGGGTTAGGGCACATAATGGAAACAAGTATAACGAAATGGTGGATAAATTGGCACTCGCGTGTGCCAGAAACATTTCTCAACCACAAGTATGAGCGAGGAACAAGAATATGAACCATCCTGGTGCCCCCAACAAGAATCTCTCGTATATAAATGGGCAGAAAGGGCTGCGGGATATAGATGGCTTCACAACCACGCGAGACTACAACTAAAGAAATCAGCAGATAGGCTCACCTATCCAACTATAATAATGTCAAGTATCACAGGTGTTGGTGGGTTTGCTGTATTGAGCCCAGATAAGGCAACACCAAAACAAATGTTAATGATCACCGTCATTCAATACTTTTTCGCGACACTCAATATCATCAGTGGAATTCTTACATCCATAGCCAAATTTAGTCAAAGTCAAAAACTTTCAGAAGCACACTCACTCATGTCTATTCAGTATGCGAAATATTACAGAGCCATTGATATGGAACTTTCTTTACAAAGGAAGGATAGAGCGCCAGTCCTTGAATTTGTAAAAAAATGTAAAGATGAATACGATAGAATGTTGTCAGATGCTCCAGACATACCATCAGATAGTATAGACGCCTTCAATACATCTTTTCCAAATAAGGCAAATAAACCAGATGTCTGCAATGGCCTGAACATTATGTGTAATAACGAACCTCCAACATTGTCTAAACAAGGTGAAATTTCAGCAAGGGGGTTGAGAGTATCAGAGGCAAGTAGGAAGAACCTACATGATATTTGCTAATTTAAAGAATACTACCGTGTATTATAAGGAACACACTGTTCCCAAACTTCAAGTGAAGCTCGCGTAACTCAGTTGGTTAGAGTGTAGTGCTTATAATATATTATACTTGGTAGAGTTATATCTACAAAGGCACGCTAAAGTCGTGGGTTCGAAACCCGCCGTGAGCATTTGATTTTTTACATGCGCATCCCATATGTAAAAAATTTATTGAAACGCCAACATTATAGTTGGGCCCAAGATGTATCCAATGACCAAGAGGATAAGTAAGACGAAGAACACAATACCGACAGTTGCGCCCATAGACATTGATTTGGGGGCTGGAGCAGGTTCAGGTTGGGAATTAGCCATTATAGTATAATGTATTAAAATATTTTTATTTTCTAAAAAATAGGCACAGCGCGCATAATCATACCAAATCCAAATGTAGCAATGATACATGCAACAAGTATAGACATGCAGGCAGTAGAATGAGTAGGTTCTTCCTCGTCCATCCTATAGTATTACTCGTGGAAATTTTCACCACAGTAGAAAAAGTTTTCGGGGACGGGCATGAATAATAAACCATGTTGCATAGTCATCCATAGCTTTGATTGATGGATGCTTGGATATGAAAAAAGCATCCATCGTTCCCAGTATTCACGACGATATATATCGTCCCAATCTTCTCTGGTGCTCCTAGAAATGTGAAGCATTTCTCTGTGAATTTCACCCGGATCCGTCTCTATGCGCACCTCCTTAGGAATAATGGCACCCCGACGAATAAGTTGAGAACGCATTATGCGGGGGTTTTGGTGCTCCGTGTAATCATGTTCCTGCTTACAACCGAAATCAACAAAACGGTGATTTGGTAAAGTCACACGGTATTTGTGGGCGATGGATGGACTCTTGTTGAACACGACGTACATTACATTGTATGGAACGCTATTTTTTATATTGCTAAAATATAAATGGCGAAACGAGCAATCACAACAGTGCTTACAGAGGCAATTATTATTGGTTTGATGAGTTTGGCCTTGTATTACATACTAAAATACTTTAATGCACCAATCACGATTGCATTCTTCTTGGTCGGTGTATTGATGCATTTGTTTTTCGAGTTTTCACCATTCGGTAATTTGAATGAAATGTGGTGCAGACATACATTTCCTTAAACTTCATTAATATCCAAATACTTCAGGTTGTCATAATTATCCAACACAGATTGAATAGCAGGACACCCAGGGGATTGTCCAATACAAAGACGAACATCCATCTCTGTTTCATCGAGGACGTCATACAGTGATTGAAACCTGTAGGACATCATCGGACACGTCAAAACCGAACCAGTATTCAGAGCAGTCATCGCATTCATAATGTGAATGCGACGAGAGCAAAGCAGTGAAATACCCTCAAGAAACACACTCGCATACAGGAAACGAAGAGTATTCATCGCAATAGTCGCAGAGAAAATATCATTCGTGGGGAAATACTTTTCTTGTTTTGATTCAATGCAATTGTGGATGACTGCACTCGGCAAATTGTTTTCAAAGATATATCTCTTGTAACGATGATCAGTTTCAAAATTCATATACATACTGTAGGCAGAAAGTAAGTGTCCGTTAATGTCAGAAGTGCGACACAATTCCTTGATTTCTTCCATCTTTTTACAATCCTGACCAGTATATGTAAAAATATCATGAAAACCGTGAGTGATTGCGTCTCGCATACTATCGTGAATCATTTGAACAAATTGAGATGTTTCTGGATTTTCATCAATGTAAAATACATGGCCACAAAATTCACGAAGAAATCGCTCTTGTTCGTAAAAATATCTGGCATCACCACTCACGAGCATAGTTGGACCCTGAGGACCATACTTATTCCCAGCCATCATACTGCATCCCAAATATCCAATGGATTTCGTTTGAAATAAGGACGCCTTTTCAATATTTTTTTCAAAGTAATCTCGAGAATAATCTAATATAACATCACCAGGTTCGAGGAGGGAG